GAGAGTTTTGTTCCATCTTGTGTATAGGTACATTTTTTACCTACCGAGCAGGCACTTAATGCAAATAATAATGCAAGCACTAAATATAATTTATTCATTTTGTTCCTTTGTTTTAATCGAGTGCTCATACGTGCGCTGTTCTGCGCGCTCTTGGTCTTCTTGCTGACAGCACTCTCCTTTGTCTTCTTTTTCTTTTGAGTGCGTACCACAGCATTTTTTTGGATCTATTGACACGTTTCACACTCATCGTTGTTTACTGTAGCCCCTTGAGGATTACAATTACATTTTTCGCATGCACATACACCATTAGCATCGGAATGTCCGCTTACATTACAGTGACAATCACACAAACAATTTTTACACTTTGTCATCTTTTATTTCCTCAATTCCGTAGAAGAATTTGTCGGAATCTTCTGTTCTCCATGTCCTACTATTTTCAACATTCCACTCACTTGTTTGAACCTTCCAATCAAACGGCACTTCATCCCTAACAGTAAATGAAGGAATACTCCATATAATTCTATTGTTGGGTTGGGCTGCATAATTACCATTTTCCAAGGCCATTATGTGTGCGCACTTATGTTCGTGCGGGATCTCTGAATGTTCCGTATCCACTATATTACTCTCTGGATGTGCCCAGTCAACGGTAAAAAGATAATGACCATGATGCCATTTCTTATCTTTACCATAATATTTTCCTGTTTGGCTGGCTAAGATATCAAAAGTAGTAATACTAGGATAGTAACTGAAACAATTCCATAGAACCAACTCGTCAAGTCGCATCCTAGGAACTTGTGATATATCAAATGATCTTTGAATGAACGCTGAGATAGGTAATCTATAAAAGATTGCCCCGTTTTCCATAATCGCGTGGAATAGAATCGGAGAGCCACTGATCGAAGCAATTCCAAAAAGAATGCAATCTTCAGCTTCTCCATGATGTTCTTTAAGATCATAGAGATACTCTCTCCTGACCTGCGCGTAGGTTGCAGGAATATTTGCATTCAAATAAGCCATTCAACATAAAACTCCTAGTTTACTAAAAAATAGATGGCAACAATAACTACCACGATAGCGGCAGATATTTTGGGATTAGCTTTTGCTAATGTCCAAAGTTGTTTCACTTTTTCCATAGTTCCTCCTTGTTAATCATAAATGTCCCCCCAATTAGTACCGAATTCATAGTCTACTTTATTGGGGACTTCTAGTTCAACTGCGGATTCCATTATATCCACGATTCGTTTAGCCTGTTTATCATCTTCGATAGATAAATCAAGTTCATCATGAATCTGAATATGTGCTACGATGCCTTCTTTATAGAGATCTACCATAGATTTTTTTGTCATATCGGCAGCACTTCCTTGAATTAATTTATTTAAAGCTTTGTATGTGTAAGCTCTTCTGATCCCCGGTCCGTGTTCACTGAGTGCTTCTTCATGTGGCATGGCCTTATGCATCCCGTATGAATTAGGTTCCCATAAATGGAACCGGCAAAGTCTGCCGAGTAAAGTTCTTATTTGTCCTCTTTCCTGTGCTCGATTGGATGCTTTACTCATTAGCTGTTTAACGAAGGGAACTTTATTATGATACTGAGAAAATAATTCTGCTGCTTTTTCTTCTGATACTCCTAATTCTGCTTGAAGTTTTGCTTTTCCCATTCCATAAAATAATCCTAAGTTAATTGTTTTAGCCTGGATTCTTGGAATGTTTGCCATGTCTGCTATGGTTTGATGAAAGTCTGAATTATTATCTTCTTTGTAAGAATCAACTACTTCGTAGACGGAAGGAAGTTTATAGAGAGATGCATAGTGTACTACGAGTCGTGGTTCTTGTTGTGAATAATCAAAACATCCCCACTTACATCCTTCTTCGGGTATAAATAAACTTCTGATCTTGGGTCCTAAGTCTTTATTTCTAGCGGGAATTTGTTGAAGGTTTGGATTCTGATAAGAGAATCTTCCTGTTACCGTTCCGCCCCCTCCATTTCTAAGTTGATTTATTTCTGCATGGATTCTTCCTTTATGTTCGTATTTAATAATTGAATCTATGAAGGTTGTATGGGCTTTATTGATTTCTCTAGTTTTGGCAATCATTCTAACTACAGGATGGTTATGGTGTTGTAGAAAATTTTTAGTAAAACTAGGAGCAGATGTTTTTTCAGTCCTATCATACGGGATCTTGAGAATATCAAAAACACTTGCTATACTTCTAGCAGCCCAAATTTGTGGGCGAATATTAGTTTCTTTTTCTATTTTAGTTAGAAGTTCATTTTCTTCTTTAATAAAATCTTTTTTCATTTGGTGAGCTCTTTCGACGTCCACTCTTACTCCTTTAAATCTCATATCAACTAAACAAGGAAAGAGTTCAGTTTCTAAATCAAAAATATCTTCTAGATCTTGGTTGATAATTTCTTTCTTCATTTCTTGCCATAACTCTAGTGTAATTTGAGCATCCCTTTCCGCATATGCACCCACGTGCATCGCAGGAAGTTTATACATTTCAGCTTTGGGATCGATGCCCCATTCTTCAGCCGCTTCTCTTAAAATTCTTTCATTTTTACCGTAGCCAAGGTAGTGCCACGCTAAGCTATTGAGATCATAGCGAAATCTGTTCTCGTCTGTAACAGCCGCAGCGATCATTGTACAAACGATATCGCCGTTTATTTTGAATCCTAGTTTTCTAAGCCAGCACACATCATAGATGGCATTGTGAAAAATCTTAGTAGAAGGGGATTCGAGAATATCTTTTAACCATTCTAATACTTTTTTCCTGTCCATGTTTCCACCCCCTTCATGGGCAATTGGGAAATATCCTTTGTAATGAGTTGTGGCTACTGAAATTCCGGCAACCTCTCCATCACCACTAATAGAACCTGATCCCCGGTCTTTTAAACCCGGGTCTTTTGTTTCTAGGTCGATTGCAATTTCTTCAACTTGTCTTAAGTCCGGAAACTCACTAGGCTTAACCCATTCTGTTTGGGCTTCAAACTTAGGTATCTTCATAATCCCTTTCTATTATCATTTCTATATAGTGAATTGCTTTTTTCAAATCTTCCTCCTTTCCTTTGTACGAATGCCTACAGATATATTTAATAGCATTTCCTTCGGAAAAAGGCAAATTGTTGGCGTTGATAAATTCCGAAGGTTGGATCTTAAAATTGGAATAATGATTTCCTCCATGTTGTTTACTGTATACTTTGGATTTCATATCCGAGTCTATCCTCCTTTGCTGCCATAATGTATAAATTTTGTTTCGTTCTCGTGACACCGACATACCATACTCGATGTTCCTCATCAGCTTTCTCAGGACTCTTGTCAATTCCTTCTCTAATTTTATCTGTATTATCTAGTATCAATAATACATTATCCGCTTCACCTCCTTTGGCTGAGTGGATGGTTGAAAGTTTTACGCGTGCATTTTGAGAAAGTTTTTCTTCATTACTTAACATTTGCCGAATGTATAAAGTCGCTTCGGGGTCAGCATTAAAAGTTTCGTACCAAGTATCCGTGTAATCAATTCCAAAATCCATACAGTCATAGGTTTTGTCTTCATCAAAAGTAAAATCATGTCCCGTATAATCAAAGATATCTTTTATTTCAGCTGGTGTTAATGGATTACCCTTCGTCCATCTCGTGAAATTTTCAATGGCTTTATAAAGTTTTGCGCTAAAACTTTTTCTGTCTTTGTATTCAAAATAAATTCCTCTTTCTATTAAATAGGGTTTTAATTTTATTAATCTGTAATTAGTTCTTGCTAGTACTAGCCAATTCCCTTTTGTTAAATCAACTTCTTCGATGCTGTATACTTCTTCGCAATGTCCCTCGTTGTCCCTTGGTTCCCATTTCTTTGGAATTCTAGTTTCAATTTGTGATATAATAGAGTGTGCGATCTGTTGAACTTTGATTGGAACTCGATAGGATTGAGGCAATACTTTTTCTTTTGCTGGTTCATCCTGGAATCTTTTAACATCGGCTCCTGCCCACCCATAGATTGCCTGATCATCGTCTCCTGCAAGAATAACTATTTTAGAATTTTTTTTTAATAAATCGTACATTTTCCATTGAATGGGTGAAAGATCCTGGGCTTCATCAATAAAGACTACATCAAAAGTTGGGCATAAATTTGACGCAATAAATTCCTCA